ATGCCGGTGGCTTTATTCCATGGATAAGAACTATTTCGCCTGGTGACTTGAGAGAAAGGCCGTACCTTGGTGCGATTCCTGGTGTTATAGATTCAATTAGGGGAAAAGAGCTAGGACAAATACCACAGCCTCCTGTTGCCACTGCTACGAAAGAACAGATTGAAGCAGAAATTTTGACTGATACGAGGCCGGAGGGAGGACCTGAAGACCCGTATGGATATGGTGCGGCAGCTGCTGATATTGATGTTGAAGCGGAAGCAGCAAGGATGGCAAGATCAATAGAAAAAGATGCTGCGGAAGAGGTCATTCCAGACGATCCGGAAAGATTTGCCGGTCGTGTGGGTACATGGTTTGGAAATTTGAACACCAGGCTTAAAGAAGATCCAGAATTCAGGCGTGCTTTCATAGCAGGTGCTGCGAGAATGGGAGAGGGCGCAGAAGGACCGGCGCCGGTTTCTCTGGGCGGACAGTTCATGAGGGGCTTTGGTGAGGAACAAACGCGCCAGGCTGCGGCTAAACCGGAGTTGGTTAAGACAATTGAAATGCTGACAGAAATGTATCCAGGAATGACTCCTGAATCAATATTGAAACTGATGTCACCACGCTCTTCTTACGGCGAACCTAATTTGCTGCTGCAAATGAGGGAAAACGCAACAGACATAGGCAAAGGATCAGTAAACGAGAGTCTTTTAAAGACTCAAATTTTAGGAGACAATTTTGTATTGGTGGAAGAGGGCGGCGAAGAAAAACTGGATGTCAATACATTGAATAGAATTTTGAATAGCATGGATCGTTTGGGAATAGAAACCGAGTTCGATTTGGTCGACTATCTACTGAAGAAGGGATATATACAATCCACTTACGGCGTAACTCAGAAAACGACAGGCGGAGAAGGGCCCGAAGAAAGTTTGGGGCAGAGAATCAAAAAAGCCTTTACTCGTACTCCAGAGCAGGAACAGATGGATGCTTACAAACGATAATGGTTTAGGATAATGCCAGATGATAGAAGTCAAAGTACGTTCAGGCAGGGTTTACAAAGTTCCCCTCGATAATCCAGAAGAAGCCCGAAAACTCGCAGAACAAATAGACAAACAAAAATACGGAGCCACTGAAACCAGTGTGCTTGGTGAGGTTGGCCGTGGCGTAGGCGCCGGGCTCGTAGGCATAGTTGAAGGTTTGGCAACTCTGGGCACCCAGGGATACGATTATCTTGTTGATGAAAACGTAACCAAACAGGTAACCGATTTCTTTGAGCCATACACCCCAAAAACAGATTCCACCACCGCAATGGTGACCAAGTACATCACCCAGTTCGGCATTCCCGGCATGGGAACGTTCTCGGTATTGTCCAAGGCTGGAAAAATGAACAAGGTATCGGCGGCATTCGGAGCCGCTGCGGCTGACTTTGCGGTAGCCACCGACGACATTGAAGCCATCAACGACATGTTTCTGGACACCGTTCCCGATGAGGTCATGCTGGAAAGACTTGAAGGATCGGAACGCGCCGCCTTCCAGTTGCAGGACCGGCTTAAACTAGGTGCTGAAACCGCTACCCTGTTGATGACCGCGCCCTATGTCTTGGGCGCCGGGGCAAAAGCGATCAGCGGAACCGTCGGTGCGGCAGCAAGTATTCCCGGAGTCGGTGCAGGCGCGAGAGCGATACAGAAAGGATACCGCAACATGGCCAAATCAATGGGTAAACGCGACGGCATAATAGGACTGGCGTCACGCGGACTGTTGTCCAAGGGCGCGTTGCCAACACAGACTGTCCAACAAGCCATGATGCAATCCGCAAATCGTGTTCATGCATCCAATCTTATCATTGAAGAAAGTTTTAGGCCGATCGTCAACACCATTAACAAAGCGGCAAAGAAAGGAAAGCTGACTTTGGAAAACGAGAAAGAAATAGCGAGGTCGATACAGGATTATTTAAGGCCTATGGACAAAGCTAAAAACGCCAACCAGCCGTTGGTGGAAGCCATTGAACAAGGGCGAACCGATCTGGCGCAATATGCCGAAGATGCGATGGCAATGAACAAGGAAGTAAAGGCTCTAAATCAGGCGTTCAAAGATGATCCGGACTTGAGTAAGGCGTGGCTTAAGAGGTCGTTAGCAAGACTAAAAAGCGGTGCCCCAGGCAAGCCCAGCGAATACGATATTAGAATGAAAGCGGGAGCCACCAAGAACTTGCTCGAAAAAAATCTGAAAACGCTTAATGACCACGCAAAAAAAATCCAGGCTTCGGCGATGAGTACCGTGCAAAGTTTTGAAAAGGGAAGGCTGGCACGATTTACCGAAGGCGATTTGATATCAAGCCGTTTGAAAACAATGCGCAATACTATCGACGAACAAACATCTTCCTACTTGAAAATGGGAGACGACTTCCGGGAGCTCGGCGCTGATCCAAAAGCATTGGATGCCCTGTTCGTCCCACCAAACCTGGCTGAAGCGATGGCTGGAAACATCGGCTTGTACGGTACCCGTGCGTTCAAGTCCATGCGTGGAATAGAATACGAGCTCACTCCGGCAATGCGTGAGGCAGCGGAGAGGGAGCTTCGGGAAAAGATAGCAACCATTACCACAACGGACGAGGCGTCCCAGGCATTGGACAACATGCTGGCCGGAAATTTTACCGGATACGATTGGGACATTCCCGAAATACTGACAGCCACGATACGTCCCGGCTTATTGAAAGGCCTGACCCTGGACAGCTTTCCAGCCGTTCGTAAAGCCCTTGGAGAAGTAACCGGATTTGAGCAGGCCACAGCCAAGGAGGCTATGGAAAACACCCGTCTTGCCACCAGCATCACCGGCCAAAAGGTTTCCGAACTGGCAGGACGCGCATCCGCATTCCAGAAAATAAAAATACTGAACGACAACGCAGCCCAGCTTGGCAGAGACCCGTTTTTGGTAGCAGCCAAGGCGGGGACAAGGCTCGGGTCTGGGGATGAACAAATCATAAACGGGGTGAAGATGCGTTACCTCGACCGTAAAACATTCGGTGCCATAGGCGATCATTTTGTGCCGTCAGAAATGTACGATGCCTTGGCCGGCACTGTCAAAGTATGGGTTGAAACTATCCCATGGGGCTTTCGCCAGGCTTATAAGGCTCTGCTCGGGGCGAAGGGAGCATCACAGCTCGCCAAAACCGTCTACACGCCACTGACACAGGTGCGAAATGCCAGCGGCGGTGTCTTCTTTTCAACAATGAACGGGAATGTTGGTAAGGCGGGGCAGCTTTCGGACTCTTTTATCAAGGCTTTCGGCAGGCTTGGGATAGCTCCGGAAAAAATGGTGCAGGAACTTGCGGAAGCAACCGAGCTCAACGTTATCCAAAGCGGATCGCCGGCATTCAAGGAAATTGAGACACTGATGAATTTGGCAACACCCATGTACGAACAGATGTCCGGCAGGGTTAGTGGAAAAATAGGGAAGGGCATCGGCAACCTGTCACGTAAGGCACAGAATAATGTCATGGCGAAAACCTACATTGCCACGGATGATGGCTGGAAATTTTACAATTGGCATTTTGAAAGAGACAAACTGGGGAAGGTCATCATGGCCAAGAACGGCGCCAATGTGCCGCTGCCGGTTACCCAGGTGGACAACATCGTAGAATTGCAGGCACGCGGATTGCTGGGACCCAACGGCACCGTTACCTCCAACCAGATAAGAAGCCTCGGAGACGATTTTGCGGAACAGTTTATCAAACGTGAATCTGCCGAAGTGGTGGCAAACAACGTTCCCAATTATCTCAGGGTGCCTGCGTTCATCCGAGGGCTGAGGCTGTTGCCGATCGGAAACTTCGTTGCCTTCCCGGCTGAAATTATCAGGACTTCGGGAAATGTTTTGGGACGCGCAATCCAGGAGTTGGCAAGCGGTCACCCAGAGCTCATGCGTATCGGCATGAAACGATTGACCGGTGGGCTTTTCACGACAGCCGGATTACCCGGGGCGATAACCGCGCTCGGCATGAACATGACCGGGACCAACCAAGAACAGATCGATGCTTACAAACGTTCGTTCGCGGCTCCTTGGGAACGCGCCGGAACCCTGGTTCCGATTGCTTCCGACAGCGACGGTAACATTACCCAACTTTACAACTTCACCTACACCAATCCTTATGAGTACATTCAGCGGCCATTCCGTGCGGTTGCCCTGAGCTTTAACGAAGGGATTACCAAGGAAGAGGATTTGAAAAAGGTTGCTTTCAACAGTTTCGCTGATGGCCTCACGCAATTTGCAGAACCATTCTTCGCGCCAGCGATTGCCACCCAGGCGGTCATGGATGTGGCCAGGGGCAGAACCGAAACCGGGCGTGTGCTCTGGAACGAGGGAGATCCTGAAGGCTACAAGTGGGGGTCGGCATTTGCCCACATGATCGAAAGTTTCAGCCCTGGAATCATGCCTTTTGAAATGAAAACAAGTCCCGGATCAAAGTTTCCACTTTACCTCTCGCCTGAGTTCAAAGATTTTCCACGCTCGGTCATGACCGGAACCGGATTGCTCGGGGAGGACAAGAAGATAAACCGCCAGGGCAAGCCTGTTGATTTGGCCGAAGGATTGGTACAGGCCTTCACCGGCTTTAAGGTGACACGCCCGCAGATAAACAGAACATTGAGATACCGTGGCTTTGAAGCTAACGACCAGATCCGTGAAGCGTCCAACCTTTTTAATCGGGAAGCCAGGCGTCGGGATAAGGTGGAGGCACAGGAACTGGTAAGTGCGTACCTGATTGCCAATGAAGCCAGGTATCGTGCATTGCGTGATGCTAAACTGACTGTCGAGGACGCAAAAATTCTGGGACTGGCCGACTATGAGATCATCAAAGAATTAAAGGCAGCCAAGGTTGCCAACCCGGAAGCGCTACTGGCCAACACTTACATACCGTTCTTCCCAAGCGGAGACGTTATTGCGGATGCAATCAGGGAAGACCACGACAAGGTTTCCAACCCTGTGCCGCTTGGCGAGATTACGGAACTCGCAGCCGGACAATACGGCAGAGAATTTATCCCGCAGGAAAACATCAAAGAGCTCCAGGTGCCGCAGCCACCGGCCCAAGTAACCCCACCAACGCCGCCAACCCCGCCGCAGCAGGCGCCGCAAAGCATGGCCGAACAGGTCTTGCGGGAGATTGAAGAAAGGAAACTGACCGGAATCTTTTAGTGCGCCGACGCAAAAACAAATACGGGGCCATCAAGGTCCAATACGACGGCCACAAATTTGACAGCAAACTCGAAGCCGCCAGATACAAACAGCTGAAACTCATGGAAAGCGCCGGTGAACTCTCGCACCTGGAGCTGCAACCGAAGTATCCATGCGAGGTCAACGGCAAGAAGATCTGCACTTACATCGCCGACTTCCGCTACCAGCTGAAGAACGGGGACACCGTGGTGGAAGATGTCAAGGGCGTGGAAACAGCAGTGTTCAAGCTGAAGAAAAAGCTGGTGGAATCTCTGTACCCAGGAGTCAAGATTCAGATTGTGAAGAACCCCCGGTTCTTTGTGGTGTCATAAAAAAACCCACACCAATTTCTTGATGTGGGTTTCTTGGTTTAAGCTCCGACCCCGTTGAATGTTCCCTCTATTGAGGAGTCAACTTTTACTCCTCTTTTCTTTAGCTCATTCGTAAACAGTTTAATTCTTCGATAACAGCCTTCTCTTTTTTCGTGTCCAATACAAACAAGAGTTGCTGTATTATTTGCTATCGCTAACTGTATCTCTTCATCACTCAATTCACTAAGCGCTGGATCGCGTTTTAGTTTTTTCGAGTAAAAAGAATATCTCGGTTCTGAGTTATCATTATCCCAATATTTCATAAGTTTCACCTTAATAGTTAAATTAAAATTAATGTTTCGCTCGGTGGCGTCTGGTTGTTAAAGATCGCAGTGTGCTTTTTAAGGCACCCTTATATTATACCATTAGCCCTCTAAGTCCTTGATTTACAAAGAGAAAACGGAACTTAAGAATTTACAAAATTGAGAAAAACGATCCTTGTTTGGATCGATTTGGGGTATTTTTTTAGAATGAGTCTAAAGAAAAAGCCCGTGGTTAAAGGCTTTCGGAGTTGTTGCGCAACAACAAACTAGAATTTCGGACTATACTTTTTTGGTGAGATCAATCGCCTCTTCCCTGGAAATCAGCATGTCCAGATAGAACCTGGCTTTGCGGTAGTCTTCACCTGGCTTGCCCTTGAATGGCGCCCGCCACATGTACTTGATGATCTGGCCACGGAGGTAGCCGACAAACTCTTTCGGATCAAGTGCAGCACCAATGGCATCGAGCGCTTCTATACGCCCCTGGGTGTAGTGTGCGGGGTGGTTTACCGGGTCGTCATCCATCTCTGGTCAATTCTTCCAGGCGTGTACCTACCCCGAACTCTTCCCGGAACCGCATCAGTTTCTTGATGACTTTCGGATCGTAGTTAACCTTGGACAGTTCACGCATTTCCTGGCTTGTATAAACGTTTTTGCCCGCTTGGTCTTTTGGTGCATTGGTAAAGACATTGTTGCCACGCAGGTATGAAGTGGTGGTTTCTCCCATTTTTTCTATCGGCAGATTCACCAGCGATGACAACCATATGTGCTGCTCACAGCCCTTGCGCTGGGTTTCCTCGTCCAGTTGCTTACTAAAATTATGGCATCTCCAGCCGCCCTCTTCCCCAAGCATGGGCTCGCTGTGGGCACAGTTGCGGCAGTTGACGTTGTCCGGCAATTGTTTCAGGTTGTAAATGGCCTGCTGTTTCGGGGTCATGAACTTACGGATGCGGTAATCGGTTGAAGCATAGGGAGATGGGGGCGCCTTGTCTGCCATAATAATTCTTTTCGCTTTTGCTGTCATTTCTTCGAGAACACCGTCCTTGGCTTCCACAATCTCGGTGTAAATTTCGGAGTCGTTCTTGTTGTAAACAATAATCAGCGCCTTGTCCAATTCAAACGCAGCCATGTAGCACTGGATCTGGACTGAATAGTTCGTGGACCACGCCTCGTAGTCCCCGGTTTGCTGGAGTTCCTTGAACCGCCTGTCGTTTGCCGACTTGACTTCGAGCAGCAGCACCTCTTCCGGGTTGTCTTTAATTACGTTTTTGACAATGCCGTCAAGGGAACCGCCCATGTGGCCTCCCAAAAAGGAACAACGGTATTGTGTTCCGTCCTTGTTCTCTGACGAAACCCTGATGCCGTTCATTTTTTTCAGCCGATCAACCACCTGGTCTTCTATTCGGTGTCCCAAATCAAACAGCCGCAGGATACGGCCGTCTTCAAACATCGGGAAGGACCACCTGAATTCAAACCACAGCTGCCTTTCGTTGCCGCCAACAATACTTATCCCCAAATGGGTTCTCTTTTTTTGTCCAACCAGTTCAAGCTGGTCAAACTCATCAATTAAAATCATAACTTAATTCTCCTTTCTCCAGAATACATCACCTTGATATTGTCGTACTTGCCTTCTTTTTGGGTCATGATGCCATCGATGTGGCTAAAAGCACCGTCATCGTTTATCAGGCTGACCGCATCGTTCACGCTGGCCGGGGGAAACATATCCAAGGTAATCTGTTTCCATCTCTTTTTAGCAAACTGTTTTGCCGTTGGATGCCCAAACATCAGCGGCAAGCTGTAGGTATTGAAAAAGTCTCCGCATTCAAACGTGACTCGGCAATAGATGTTGCCGTTCTTTGAAACGGCTGAACTCGCATAAACTTTATTCACGTTAAAAATATTTTCCAGCACCTCGTCATGGCGCTCATCAGAGAGCACATAACCTTCATCGGCACGACCGCTTTTTGCCAGGGATGGTTTCTTGCGTGGCGGCTGGAAATAAAATGACGGGCGCTGTGGAAACGGGGTGTTGCATTCACGGCAGTTGTCAAAGGACTTCGGGTTGACTGCAAAACAGGAGTCACAAACCTTGATCTTGCCCCTTGCCGTTTCATCTTCGGGCAACGCTTCGTCCAGGCAGCCATGACGGAGCATGTTCTCGCCGTAGTCCAGCATCAGGCAATTTTCCTTGTCCGGATAGGGGCGCATGCCACGACCGCACATCTGGACGTAAAGGCCCAGGCTTTTGGTCGGGCGCAACAGCGCCAGGCAATCGGTGCGTGGCGCGTCCCATCCCTCCGTTAACACGCCAACATTGCATAAAGCATGGACAGCGCCACTATCAAACTCTTTTAATATACGTTCACGATCCTTGGTCGGTGTATCGCCGGTGACCACTTCGGCCTTGATGCCCTGTTCCTGTAGAAACAAACACATCTTCTCCGCATGCAGTACCGACACGCAGAAGAACACGGTTGCGGTTCTTCCTTTTAAATAGGCCTTGTCCATCCAGTCGTTGAAAATTTCCATGATCAACGGCTCGTTCATGACAACCTGTTCCAGATCACCCTCACGGTAATCGCCACCTTTGAACTTAATTCGCACGTCTTTGGTGTCGATTACCGCTTGGTTCTTTACCGCAAATGCAGACAAACGAGAGAGATAACCGTCCTGCACCAGTTGCGGTATGGAAATTTGGTAAGCGATGTCCTTAAAAAAATGGTCCAGTTTGTCCCCATAAATGTAGCCTTGTCCCATGCGGTAGGGGGTTGCGGTAACGCCAATGATCCGGCAATCTTTCTTTTCACGCATGGCATCCAGCACCTTACGATAGCGTGTCGTCTTCACAGGGGCGATATGGTGCGCTTCATCGACGATTATATAGTCCACCCCCGGAACCACATCCAAGCGCTTAGAAGACGCCAATGTGTCCCTGGATGCAATCAGCACCGGCGCATCGGTGTCGTAACTTTTAAGCGAGGCCGCAAGAATTCCGACTGACGCCTCGGGCCAGACGTTGAGCAGCTTGTCTTTGGCTTGTGAAACCAGCTCCTGGCGGTGTGCCAGAATCATGAATCGGGTGTTGTCGTTGCTCAATTCCTTGATCAGATGGGAAAACACGATGGTCTTACCGGATGCGGTAGGCAATACCAGCAGTGGGTTGTGGTCAAAAGGACGGTCCCGGAAATAATCCAGCAGGGCATTCAGGGATTCTTCCTGATAATAACGCAGTTCCATTGATCGCTCCTGTGTTAAAGATTACATCAAGTTGTGGCTTTTTGGTAAACGAGAAGCCGCGCAAACTCGTGATCGGAGGCGATCATTTAGTCCCAATTATCAATAGCTATCCCGGTTGCGGTTGGCACCGACTGTTTTGCAGCAGCCACAGAAGCCTGCGGTACCCTCTTCTTGTTTGGGCCAATGAACGTCTTGATAACATTGTTGGTGTACTTGGGCTCTCCCGTAGAAGGATTGGTTTCCTTTGAATGCTCGATGCCTACTTTGGCAGAGAAGCCTTGAAGCATCAGTCCATCCATGGTTTCCTGGTTGAGAGAGACGTCCGGGTTGCCCCCGGTTGCCGTGATCCAGTTTTTCAGCCTTGACATTGAGACAACGGTGCTGTCTCCGGTGTAAATAAAGTTGCTCCAGATTACACGGTTGGCAAACGTTGGGCCCAATACGCGATACATTACTTTGATGTATTGGTTTCCGGCTTTGGAATCTTTGCGCTCCCATGTTTCTGCCTGTAAATCGTAGACTCCCTCCGGAAGCGGCTCGTAGACATCCTGTGAGCCTGTATCTTCGACTTGGCTCAGGTCAATATTAAAATCATCCATTGGTTGTTTCCTCCTGTGATGGTGATGTTTCTTTTGGTGTGTTGACAGCATCTGCTGCCTTTTGGGCTACCTCTTTGCAGTTAGCAGTAAAAGCAGACCAGTTTAAAGGTATCTTTTTATCGAGAGCCAGCCTTGACTTGGCGTCGTAGGCAGCGGTTCTCTGGGTAAAAAGATACCGGTTATCGCTATATGAAACCCCGCGTGTCGTCTGATTAAATCCTTCTCCGGACTTGACGGTAGTAATTTCATGGTTAGCAAAAAAGTTGAAGTCGACCCAGGACCTGACCAGGGAAGAGATACGGCGGTGCGTATTCATTTCATAGCGGTCATAAGGTTCGCGCTCCGGATCGGAAAAAACCCTGATCTGTACATGCGACAGCAGAATGATGTGCATTTCTTTCTCAAGCGACAGGGCTTCCAGCTTACGCAGGATGTCGGCAAACAATTCAGAGCTTTCAACAAAGCCCTTGCCATAGGTCAGCTTCTCGATGGAGTCTATGTTGTGGCGTTGCTTGACCTCGTCCTGGCACAGCCTTTCGACCGCATCGGTGGTGTCGAGTACCACGGTTTTGTAGTTGTGTGGCTTCTTCGCAAGCTCGTCGATCGCGTCGATGATATCATCGTAGACCACGCAAACCGGAAACTTGTCCATCTTTATGTACTTGGCGCCATCTTCGGCGTCAATAAGGATGGGCCTGGGCGCACCTGCCGCCATCGTTGTCTTGCCGATGCCGTCGGTGCCGTATACATTCATCCTGACCATGGGGTCGTTGCTGTGGCTACGGATGCTGCTGAACAAGTCGTTCATGACGCACCTCCGGATTCCTTTTCTGTAAGCCTGGGGTTCGGCGACACCTTGGTGATTGCCGCAAGCTGTATCAATGGTGCAAAATCCTGCGCATGTTCCATGCAATAGGTTTTGAAGTCACGCTTGCCAAGTTTGTAGATTGTTTTGAACGGCCACGCTTCGGGTGGAATTTTCTTACGCGCCTCATCAAGCAGCACCTGGTCCCATGAAAGGCTTTCCGCATAGGTGACGGTCAATCCCTCCTGGATTCCGGACCCCCCACGGTTAGCCAGTCTCGGCAAATCAATTTGCAATTCGGGATGGCTTAGTATTTGTTTGGTGATGGCCTTGATTTCGTTTTCGATAGCAAGTTTTTCTGACAGTTTTTTTAGACGAGACTGTCGAAGCTCGTACAGTGAAATAGTCATGATTTCGGCTCAATTAATTTAATATTCAATAGTGATTCTAAAACATTGAAAACTTTGTGTCAATAGTTTATGCTTACTTTCTGTAACCAACTTATCCCCCCTTTTTTCGAGGAGAAACCTATGGCCGAAATTAAAATGACTTTATCAGAATACATCAAAGAAATCGGCGAGCAAAACCTTGCCGACCTGATTGGTGTTTCCCGAACCACCACCAAATCCTGGCGCTATTTCGTCAGGACCCCAAAAGTAAAGCAGGCGAAAAAGCTGATCAACATCAGCAACGGTTTACTGGATTGGGAGTCGATCTACGGTGACACCCATAATATGGAAGTGGATCGAGCAATAAGAGCCACCGAAAACCAAGATGCTTCCTGAGTTTTTCCGTGTCTTTGGTCCTTCATATAAACGAAACATGGACTGACCTCTCCGAAGAAGCCAGGGAAGAAATGCTGTGGAGTTTTTGGGAACACAGCTTTCACCTGATTCCCTGCGGCGCCAAAGAAGAGTACATTCCAGAATACTTCCGCAAGCGGCACACCTTTGAAACCGAGGAGGAAGTCAAGTCACGCTGGGCGAAAACCCCACGGGTAAAATGGGAGCACTATCAACGTGTACAACCCACCCAGAAGGAGCTAATTACATGGCTTGACAAGTTTCCAAAGGCAAATTGGGCGGCGTTGACCGGCATCAACTTCGTGGTCCTCGATGCAGACAGCGTGGAGGCTATCGATTTTGTTGACAGCGGCGCGGTGATGCGCTCGCCGTTAAGACAAACAACCCCGCGCGGAGGCGTTCACTTCCTCTACAGCGTCAACCCGAACCTTGAGATCAGAAACTCTGCCGGCTCCAACAAACTGGACATTCGGGGCGTCGGCGGCTATGTAATGCTGTGCCCCTCACAGGATTATTTTTTCGCCGCGCCCAACCAATACGTCTTTGACAGCATGGACGCATTGCCGTGCCTGGGGCAGAAGGACCTGAATGCAGTTGCCGAGTTTAACAATCAGGGGAAAGTCACTTCCATCGTGAAGGCTACCCTTGATGATCACGGTGCCGACATCGGTACCCGCAACGACAAGCTGGCACGCCTGGTCGGACGTTGGATCAGGGAGGGTTGGGGACAGCGTGAACTCATGATTAAAGCACAGGACTGGAACCAGACAAACATACCCCCGCTGTCACCTATAGAGGTTACAACTACGACGATGTCTATCGTCAACGGACATATAAAGAGACATCCGGAAGACATAGAGATGGGCATGCTCAGGTGGGAAACGAGCAAGTGGGAGATCCATCTTGAAGACGAACAGAAAGAGATTTTGGAACAGGAAGATCCGATCGAGAATCTGGCGGAAGACAAACCGGAGAAGACCGATCCCCTGGGTCTGATGCCGTGGGGTGAGTTCCGCCAACTGGATATCCCAACCCCGACCGAGTATTGGGGCGACAAATTTATCTTTGAACGCGGACGGATACTGCTGTTGGGCAAGCCGAAGATCGGCAAGTCCCACTGGATCGGCGCGTTCGCAACAGCGGCGGCAACAGGCACGAAATTCATGGGGAAACCTTTCCCAAGACCGATGAAAGTCATGTGGTTGCAGGCCGAGATCATCGATGCCTACATCCGGGACCGAGTGGATCTCTACCTTAAGGCGTATGAAAAAGACAAAGAGAAAACAGATTTGCTGGGCAAGAACCTGATCGTCACCGGACGCTTGCAGAAAAACCTGATGCGTGATGCCGACATCGAGATGGTGGCACGCTCGATCGAGTTCCATGAACCCGACATGATCATGATTGATCCGGTGATCAACTTCTTTTCCGGCGAGGAGAACAAGAACGAGGATGTGCAGAAGTTCCTGTCGAGGGTGGACAAGCTGATCGATACCTACCGGGTGACCGCAATCCTTGCCCATCACACCGGCAAGGAACGTCAGGACGACATGAGCTTCATGTCGGCGCGTGGCGGCTCTGCATTTGCAGGATGGTTTGACTCAGGCATTAAACTGCTCGGCGACAAGCCGAACGTTACCCTGTTCTATGAAGCAAGGAACGCAAGGGAGCCCGAGAGTCATTCGGCGTACTTCAATTTTGAAACAGGGTTCTGGAACATCGTTGATTTCGATGCGGAAAAACAGATTGATGAGGTCGACATCGCGCACACGGTGGCGAACTCGATGGACAAAACGAAATTCTACACACGCGCAGAGCTTGAATTGCAAGCCCGCAAGGCGCTGAAAGACAGAGGCCTGGCAAGCGGTCAGCTGAAAGGAAAAGCCGCAGTCAGCTATGTGCAGAAATACCTCGGTGGGCGGGTGCTCACGCATGCGATACCGGGCAGACAAACCTGGCATTGGTTAATAACTAACGAGGGGGTCAAGCCCTGGGAAGAAGAATGAAAGACAAAGAAAGCATGATCAGCGAAAGAGCAGCGTTGCTTGCGTGGCAAGACATGCAAAGAAAACTACGCATTATCGAATGGCTATTGCCCAGGCTTCACAAGGGGCTATCGGATCCTAAAAACTACGAAAAACTAATCGGGAGGGTTGAAGAATGAAGAAAGATAAATACATACCCAAGCATGTGTTGCCTAACTACAAAAGGACAAGGCGCATGGCGAAAAGAATATGGGGCGCTCTGTTTAAAAACTTCGCGGCGTTCCCATTGGAACTCGCACGAACAACGTACAACAGAAGAACGGTGGACAAATACAACAAGGCATTAGAGCTGGGAATTGTTTCTGGCACACAGATATTAATGGAATCAACGGTATTGGCATCGGAATCTCTGGACGAGTGGGCAGAACACCTGAGAGCAAACGAAGAATGGATGCTGACCGCCGACGGCTTTGACGAGGCCTTCATCGGGGTCACGGAATTTAGGCCTGTACATCTGCCGCGTGCCGTCTACAGCTACGAAAAATGCGTGGACATCCTGATGCAACGTGACGGCATGGAGAGGGGAGAGGCGCTCGAACACATGGAGTTTAATGTAACCGGCGCGTATGTGGGCGAACAAACCCCTGTTTTTGTACGCAATTTGCCTTACTAGAGGGATACTGAAAGTGTATAAAATGGAAGAAAAAAAAGGGCTTATCCTTGGTGTAAATACGGTAGACTACGGGTATAAAATGGATGGTATGGTGCCTTTTCAGAAACCATACCATGTGCCTCTGAAACCCCTATATAATAAGGAAAGTATACATGGTATGGTGGTATGATCATACTATGCTATACCGCCATACCATCGCCTCTGAAACGCCTATAAAACGGACATGGTATGGCGGTATGGTGGTATGCTCTCCTAAAGGAGAGAGGAAGGGATTGTATAGAACAACCTCCCCTCTACCGACATCCTCCTTTTTTTAGGCGCGTGTTTGGAGAAGAAGTTTTAAGGTTACTAGGAGTATAAAGTGGCGAAAAGAAAAAAGTTGAGCAAAATGCAACGTCTTTTTATAGAGATGTATGTGTATCAGGATCTGAAACAATCCGAATGTGCGTTGCGTGCGGGATACAGGCATCCGGAGGTGATGGCTTCAAGGATGCTGAATCATGAAAGGTACAGGCATGTGCAAGAACGTATCCAGGAGTTGCAATATATGCAGAGGCAGAAATACGAGATCACGTTTGAAAAGGTTGCTGAAGATTTGAAGAAGATCCGGGATGCGGCGCTCGAGGAAGGATCATTCGGGGCGGCAGTAACCGCAGAGTTGGGACGGGCTAAACTGGCAGGCCTGATGGTGGACAGGAAAGAGGTTAAGTTCGGGAAGATAGATCAGATGGATCGCCAGGAAGTCGAGGCGAGATTGCGGAACCTGATGGAACAGCACAAACTGGCGCCGATGGTGAAAGACGTTACTCCGGAAGATGTTGCTTCGGAAGATGTTTATTCGGAAGAAGCGGCGATCGAGGATGAGATGGTTGACGAGGAGGATGAGGGTTGAATCAACCGGTGAAATTAATTCAGCTTGGATGGATCGATCCAGTCTTTGTCTTTGGATATTTCTTTGATAAGTTCATCGTTGAAGTAACAGTCTGGACAGACACCTGGCTTTACCATTGGGATGGGGATGTGCTTAAAGCGCCCATGAACCTTGCAGTCAACGGATATGGTTGCCTGTTCTTGAAGATGATCCAATAAGGCATCGGCAATCATTTCTGCCAAGTCTTTGATCTTGGATTTATCTTTTGACATCGATGGGGGGTAGGTTGAGTATGCATTTGGCATTATCGCCACCTCGATCAGTCATGACCATAAGAATCAGCTTGTCGCCTTTGGTTTCCAGACGTACCCCCAGGTCGCCAAAGAGGAACCACTGCACCTCATCACCCTTTAGTTGATAGTCGGATGGCCAAAGTATATGCTCGAAGTCTTTACGGGCTTCTTCCTCGTCAAGTCTGAACGAGTCAAGTTCTCTTTGCTCGGATGTGGTTAGTGTTGTCATTGTTTTAGTTGATAGTCGGTTACTATGGCAAGCAACTCTTTTACAGCTTTGTCTTTTGCTAGGTTGTGTTTTAATACTGCTATTTTTTCTGTTGTGGTTTTTACATTAAGAGTTTCTTTTTTAATTATTTCTTCTGATTGCACGAGGTTTTCTTCCAACTCTCTAATTTCCTTAACTGAGTCAGCAACAGAAGTGTCTTTTGTTTTTACCATTGGTTTCACCTTTTGTTTTTTGGTTAAAGTTTTTATAGCATTATCCGTTGTCTTAGTCACCAGGTTATCAATAGCCGCCTCGTTTCGCTGTCTGATTTTATCTGCGGTTGATAAGTTTTCGACCAGGGAATCGCCAACATTTGCTTGAGACGCAAGTACAACTCCCCGATCTTTTTTTCCTTTATCATCAGGGTTCCATATCCCCAATGAGTTCTTGGTAATTAGCATTGTTAAACCGCTGATGGCAAATAGAGAGCCGAGGGTGCAAGAAAGAGCGATTCCCATAGCTAGAGCTGTGCTGTTAGTTGTGCCAGACATGAAGTTGGTAAATCCCCACCACATCATAGGCACAGATAGTGCTAGTAAAATAATTGCTTGTTTCTTTCTCTTAGTCATTTGGTTTCTCCTCACCATTCTGGTTCGTCTGGATATTTAAACATTATGTAAGCCGGTGCGGCAAAACAAAAAATGATTGCCAGGATTCTTAATAATTCTAAAAGCTGATCAGGCATCAGGATTCTCCTTGCAGTTTGGCTAATCCTTCCCAATACATTTCGCCATCAGGAGATAGATATATTGTTTTTTGTGTGTCTTTGTTTCCACAAAAGGGACAGGCTTTAATAAAAACCGTTGTTTCTAAATAGTGGTTTTCACATTTCTGACACTCTACTACTTGTGGTTTGCTCATCAGGATTCTCCTTTAAATCAATAGATCTGATACATTTCGCTGTGAGCATCTTTTGTGTTGATGTCATCACAAGCATATATATTTATTCCTACCGATCCCTTTTCATCGCCATAAGCACCACTCTCAGTATCAAACACATTGAAAATGAACAGCTTATCGCTTAGTTCACAAGGGCAATAAAACCATTCATCCTCGCCATATTCCTTTCCCAAGACTTCTTTTTTTATCAAAGTCTCCAATAGATTGATGTACTCATTTGGACTGAGTGGTGGAATAATGCTTTGATGTCTTTTATCAAAGTCTTCAACGCTCATCACTTCTTCCCCTTAAAATCATCATATAAATATAGTGGCAAAAACAATAGCCCAAACAGAAGCCACAAAAGAGTCTCCCAGGTTTTGAAGTGAATGAACATTACCAACCTTCCCTATTGTTGAGATGAAAAGTAATCTCGCAAGAGTCATCAAACTCTAGCCACTTGTCTACAAGTTTGGATTTTTTATGGTCAATGACGGGATGTCCATATTCGCCCTTGACTATGCGTCCGTTCTTGTATTTTTTATAGACCGGGTCTAGTTTTTTGTAGTCAATTATGACCACCCTCTCTGATACTGCACAGTTTTCCGAGTGGATATCCAAGTCAGCATCGAGTCCGTATTGTTCTTTTACATATTGTTCAATGGCATCCATGACAATACTGGAATGTATTTTAATTTCTATGCTCATCAGGCTTCTCCTGTTTCTGTGGCATAGTATTCTTCTGCTCGTTCCCACTCATTATCAAAATCAATATTATTTTTGTTGCAAAAGTGTTTAAGATCACAAATAACATCAGCTACTCGGTAATATTCTTTGTCAGTATCATTACCTTGTAGACCTAAAATTCTTTTGATTTTGTTGGCTCTACCACAGTTTTCTGGTTCATAATACTCACACCCTTGACCTTTTGATGCGCAATGGTGGTCAAAGTCAGGGTAATGGCTCATGCAAGGTTTGTTTCTAACATCACTCATCTGTTATCCACTCCCCGATGTTGTTGGACGTGCCAACAAACTCTTTTCTTTTATCAAATTCTTTTTTGTCAATTTCTTCTAAAGTGCAACAGATAATTCTGTTATCACTCCAAATATCCCCATTTGACTCGTAGGCTTCAAACCAGTTGTGGAGAGCAACCTTGTCCCCGTCCGTTTCGGTGTTTAATTTATAAGACGAATAGCCAAGGTAACTTTCATCGTACTCATGTTCTCCGTCCCGTATTTCGTCATAAACCATGTAGTAATACATCACTTCTTTTGCATCAAGTGTTAATGCTTCTCTATGAACGGTGTCTATCTTTCCAATAATTCCTTTCGCATCAATCATTGATTCATATACACCTGAATATTCATCACATATTGCTTTAGCTTTTTCCTCTGCATCTTCTTTAGAGGTAGCTTTTACTTTTACAACAAAGCCTTCCTCATAACAAACACTTACTCTATATGTTTTCATCACTTCTTCTCCTCGATATCACTACATTCCCAATCTTTTGAAGCATCATACCCAATAGCCTCTATTAGTACTTCTTTGCCTTTTTCATATGCTTCATCTTCGTCTTTAGCCTCTACAACATAATCGTATTGCAGAGTATCAAAAGGCATAAAACTAACTGTGTATTCTTTTGGTTTACTCATCAGCTTTCTCCCTTCATGTGGTTCTTTTGGTATGCTCTTAGCGATTCTATTTTTGCTTCCAGTTGTTCGATGTATATATCCTTTGAGACAATTTCTTTTTGGAGGTGTTCGTTTTCTTTACGCAGTCCATTTGCCAGGCATTCAAACATCTTGGCCTGTGCGTTTTCTTGAGGGGTGAGTCCCCATGCTTTCTCGGTCGAGTATGTTTCCGGTTTGGCCATCAGATTAAGTTTCCCATTATTCTATTATGCATACTCCGAGTATATATACAAGATATTTCTGACCAGGCCAGGCATTTAATGTGCGGGCGTTGTTGTGCGGCCAAATGCGTTCTGCATTATGCGTTCTGCGATCTGCGTTCTTTTTATTTTTGCGCACGATTGCACGCAATGAGATCACACCCAGTCCCCAATAGGAGATGATATGCATAGCAAATCTTGAGAGTAGGGTGTGACCGTTGGTCATTCATCATTGTCTACTGCCTCTGCTTCAACAGTAAATGAATCAATAAGTTTCTTTTTAACTATATCGTTGTCGTACCAATCTCCTTGATCGACCTTATCCATCGCCTCTTTTTCACTATCCGCATCTACAACCACAGATGTAGCGTAATGCTCACTTACTAATACTTCATATTTCATCGTCTTTCTCTCCTCTTTTTAACAGCTTCTCTTTTTGTTCTAAACCAATTTGCGCCATGCGCTGTTACTAAGACGTAGCCATAATTTCTTGGTTCTCTATCAGGCTTGGTAAATTGATACATAGGCAGAAAAGGAATGGGTTCATAACTCTTTCTAAACTTTTTCCATTCATTGACGTGTTTTCTCCATTCTTGGTAGCCTCTTATGTTGTATTCTTCGGAAGTTATAATTTCACTCATCAGACACCTCCTCTAAAAAATCTGTGTAATCGATTTGTCCTTTTTCCCCTGTCCATTTGTTCTCGCAAACAAAATAGGCAAGCCTATTGACTAGGTGATAGCCATTGGAAATTACTGTAGTCCCATCGCACTCCAGTAGAGTCCATATGTTTTGGTCGTTCTGTTTTTGAGCCATTTGATCCAGAATGAAGTCCAGTTCTTTTCCATAAGTTTCAAAGGAAAAATTAATTCCGTCTACTGCGAAATAAGTACCCTCATCCATCCCATTTGGTATGGGCTTGTACTTGTCAAACCATTCATCGCTATTTACTTTTTCAGTCATCAGATGCCTCCTAAATTATCCATTGTTTTTCTTCTATATCTTTCCATCCTGACTGGGTGTATTCTTTCCAAAGTTTTTTGTATTCCTCGTCAAAATCTTCTTCGTCCTGATCAAAATCGTAGGGGGTAAAAGACTGTTGTTTAGGATGAATGATTGTGCCGGCGTTCATCCAACCTGAGCATTTGTTGATGCCATAGGCAAATGCCATTGCTTCTTCCCGTGTTTTAAAACTGTGGGTTTCCGGCACCTGATCGCTCGATTGGGGATTCTCGCCCCATAAAACAGTCACATAAAATTGTTGTTCATTCATCAAACACCTCCTGTCCTTGTTCGTCTAAATGCTTCAAGCAGTCATCTTCTTCATCAAATATATCTACCAAACCTAAAACCTTGTTTGTTTTATATTCAACAACAACGCAATGATCGTGAGGTTCTTCCGTTAAAACAATATTGCTAAAATCCCAAACACCATCTGTGTCCGTGCAGTTATAGTCGGGAGAAAAACCCTCGCTTTCCTCGATAGGTGTACCCTCTTTATTGAAAATAATTACATGGCTTACATTGGGTTTTTTGCCCTCATAGTAAAAACCACCTATGTAGTATTCGTAGTGTTTTTGTCTACTCATCAGACTCTCTCCCCTTTATCAATGGTTCGAGACTGATTGTGCGTGATACCAGTCTCAATAAATAGCCACCTCACTCTTTCGAGCCACACACATAGAAGGCTAAACCATTTGCTCATAAAATTGGTTAGGGTTATAGCGTAAATTTTTTCCCTAATTAATATCGCTCTATCTCTAAGAGATACGCATAGCACGATAAACCAATTTTGTTTGTTCATAGTTCTTCCTTGTATTTACTACCATCTTCGTTACATTCTTCTCCGTCTTCGTTTTCAAAAAATGCGTGTTCCCAATCTAATTCTTCCTTACTACCGTCTCCGTAAGTTACCCAAATTGATGCTATTTCTTCATCTTTTGGAACAACAATTTCATCAACATAAAGTCTTTCGTATATTTTTGGTTTACTCATAGTTGTTCCTTTTTAATTTCAATAATGGTGAATTCAAAATCATGTTTGGTGCTTGCTTCTGCGATCTTTTTAAAATCTGTGTCGCTGTTTATCTTAACGTATTGTGGTGCTGTGTCCTCTCCTCCAACGTAGCATTTTGCGAGCGTTTGGGTGTCGTCATTGGCAACACTCATCAACGCTTTAAAAAGAATATTTGCGGTCTGCGTTCTGCGATCTGCTGACCGGATATTTCCACTCGGAACAAAGCCGAATGATTTAACTTTCTTGAAGCTGTCGGTGAATGTTTTTAAGTTTGAATCTCTCATGGTATTAGTGGAGAGGGAAGCCCACAATATTGAGCCGGTTCCGGACTTGGCATAACTGGCAATTTTTACAGGTTATTTTATCGTTGTAAGTGGCGGGGCATATGTTGATCAAGTTTCCCGCCGGCGTGGTGATTGTATGGTTGTAGTTCTCGGTACTGGGCAATATAACGACAACTGGGGCAATTTCTAGGGCTAACAGTCTATCGGCTTCCTCTATTGAATCAGCCGATAAGTTGACGGTGAACCCGTTGTCATTGGCGTATTTAATCTTCTTATAGTTGCCCGTGTTGTTGTGTTTATGGGTGTAGGTATACCCGCGCTTGCCTCTATTGGCATCAACTAGTTTTTTTAACTTGTTGAAGTTTATAGTCTCGCCGGTGCCGGCTAAATCACCGGCTTGATTATGTCGCCAGAATGTTTCCGGCTTTAATGCACTAACACGGGCTAAGAAATCACCGTAGTTGTTGCCCCTTGTTTTGTTGGTTACATGTTGCCAATGGTGACTAATAAAATAGCCACTAATGGCATAACATGATCCATCATTTAAGGGGCAACTGGGGGGGCAACTGGCGCGTTCGGTTGTGCTGACTGGTATTAATCCCAGTTTTTTATTGCCACTCTTAAGATTAAAATGAGTATGCATTATTTGATATGGATTATTTCTAAATGATTGTCTAGCCAGTCTTCGCTGTAGCCCCGATTTATTGCCTCTCTTTTGAGCTCTTTGGCTAGTGTGTTTGGAAGTCTTGCGAGTGTAACCGGCTTGGGATTAATACGGTTTAATTTTCTAATGAATGACCGCTCCCCATCATCATGGTCAGTCCATACAACCTCTATACCCTGATTTCTAGCAGTTGTAACAAATAATTCAGCATGACAATCACCCTCAAGATAGTAAGTTGGCGGGGTGCTATTATCTACATAAGAATAATGACTGAATTGGTTTAATAAAACATTAACTCTTTTCATTTGTGCAGTTGATACTTTTAGCCATTGATGCCCCCCGTCATAATGAAATACAGTATTCATAACTTCGTATGTAATGGGGCGGTTTTGTTTTTGAATGTTCATAATATTGGCGTTTCATCTACATAGATAATCACGTCATCAAGTGTTAAACCGTGTACTTTTGCGAGTCCTCTTTTGACTGCTATCAATTCCGGCGTTGTGGGGCATGGTATGTTGCCCAGTTTATAAACTTTGCATACATGCCCCCAAGGTACCATTATTGGTTCTTTATCCTTATAGTTTGAAATTTGAATGGCGTATGAATAAAACATAATTAAGCCCCCTTACATTGCTGGACGACCATAAGTAATCGTTCCATCATAATTTGTGTATTCAGTTGTTTCTCGGCGTTTAATAATCCAGTCTTTTTTTTCTTCTTCTGTGAACCAAGGACAACTGCCAAAGAAGGAAACAGTCTTTTTGGTTTTTGTGTTGTAGTAATATGGAACAATTACAGTTTTTGTTTTACTCATAATTAAACCCCCGTTTTAAAATAGTTTTTCATAGATACATTATCTCAAAGTGTAGACTCTATGTATACAACTATATGCATTAAACGGGCAATTAATTTGATTAACGGCGGTTAATAAAAAACTTATGTAAAGGCTAGTTTTTTGGAAATAATGACCGCCCGCCCCCCGTCCGGATAAACTTTCGTTGTAGTTTTGGGCGGGCATCGGGGCATCGAGGGGCGTGGAGTGGGGCGCCCCGCCCCCCTACTCCGCCGGTGCCGGCTCGGATGCTCGAATTGCTACAATGCCCGTAGTTTCTGCGATCTATGCCCGCATAATATAAAATGCTTCTGCGATCTACTCCGCATAATATTATTTTGCGTTCTATTTGCGTTCTGTTTTGCGTTCTACTGCGATCTAAAAAAAAAAAAATAATACCCCGATCATGAACCGGTTATGCACCAGGAATTAAGCACCGCCCAG